TTCTTCTACAACTTCCTCTTGTTTTACCGGTTCTCCTTTGTCGTCTAAATTAATATCTGCTCCGACTGTTTCGCCTACGTCAATTAATTCTTCTGATGCTCTTATATCGTCTGGCATAGTTTCTCCTATGTGGTTAAATTAAATGAAGAAGAGATTCGGGATCTTTTACAGTTCCTAAAACTTCATCATCGTTAAGTATTCGCACTTCTCCACCTTCTATTGGTAATCTTGAACCCGCATAACGAGCAAAGATAACCCACTCTCCTTTTTTACACCAAGGTTCCTCAAACTTATCTTTATCTTTATAAGCTAATGGTCCCATTTTTAAAACATAACCGCAAGTAGTTGCAATTCGTGCTTTGTCTAAAGTTTCTTGTGAAAATAATATTCCACCTTTTGTTTTAGTTTTAGGTGTAAAAGGTAAAACTAAAATTCTATATCCTGATGGACTTGGTAGTTCATCTACAGTTTCAACTCCAATATTTTCTGGACTTAATGGTTCTGTTTCAGGTGGTAAAGTTTTTTTCTCTTCTTCGTATTTTTCTTGAAGTCCAAGTTTAATTTTTGGTACTTCCTTCGCTGATGTCGATAACGTTTCCTTGCTCATCTTGCTCCTTCTGTGGTTTTAGCAGGTTAGAGATATCCTGTAATGTTAATTGTATAGCGTGTGCTTGTCCTACTAGATATCGGTATTTTTCCATTGTGTCAACCCCTCCCGCTAAAAGAGCATCCCCTAAATCTTGTAGTCTTTGTTGTAGTGATTTTTTTATTTTACTTATTAGTAGAATATCATCCATCTTCTCTCCTTACAGTTTAAATTGTTGCAATACTAATAACTTTTCTTCAGCTGCTGCAATTTTTTCTATTTGTTTATCTACTTCTTCTATGTGTTGTGGATGTTCTCCAATACCTACAGAATTTTCTAAGTAAATTTTAAGTGTGGCATCTGCTTCAGATATCTGTGCATTATATCTATCTTCCAGTGCCGTTAATATTGCTTCTCTCATATTATTTTTTTTAAAACTTTAGCTTGACTTGCATGTAGTTTAGAAGCCTTCTTCAAACCTTTAATTACTTTTTTAACTTTTTTAACTTTTTGTTTTTTCATTTCTTAGCCACCTTATCTTTGTTAGGACCTTTTTTAATTATATAGTCTTGAGTTCCATTAGCACCTGCATTAACTTCTTTTTTTAAATGTCTAAATAAACTCATCTCTTTGATTTTTTTATAGTTGCTTTTTAAAAAAGTTTCAAGGAGTTTTGTATCTCGCATTTAACACTTCCACCTACGTCTGGCTTGTCTTATTCTAGAATTAGGATCGTTTCTTGTTTCAGCTGAGGAGTTTCTTAATTGTCCTGCTGATCTGGCACAATATGACTTACGTCTATTTGCAGATTTAGATCCGGGTTTAACTTTACCAGTTACTGCTGTTTTTAATTTTGATCCAGGGTTGGCTGCTCTATATGCCTTAACACCTTTGTCAGTCATACCTGCACCAGACTTAGTCGGTCGATAATTTGCTCCAGGGCCTTTAGTAGTTTTTCTAATTGTACCACCTTTAGCAAAACCAGGAGCATCAATCATACTACCATAATATTTTACTGAACTAGGATTAGATACTTTTGTACCACCTAAGTTACCTTTAATATAACTTCCGTCATATTTAGTACTAGGCATTTTCATGATTACGTTTTCTTTTTAATCGGTTTAGCTGTCTTTGCTGCTCTTACAAAATTTGCTTTTGTAGGTGCACCTTTAGCTCCAGGTTTTCTCATTTTTTCACCTGAACCTGCGGCGATTCTTTTACGTTTAGCTTGGATATTCGCGTAGAGTCCTCTTGCTTTAGCCATTGTGTACCTTTCCACAGTCTTTACAGACGTCAATAGTTACTGGATTAGTTTCTATGTTTGCACATTTACATCTTTTACCAAAAACTTTATCTACTAATTTAGTATAAACAGTTCTGATAATTTCATATGGCCAACATAAAAAGTTTTTCATTATTTTACTTTGCCACCTTTTTTCATAAAGCCCATTTTATTTCTGACTTTAGTAGGTAGTTTTCCTAGTGATTTTTTCTTTCCTTTTGGTACTGCTTTTAAAGCTTTACCACCTGCTTTATACATAGGTCTATTCATCATGAGTTTTTACCATAAGCCTTTCCTTTGCCCTTCATAGCTATTTTACAAATTTTTCCACCGTTTTTATAACCTTTATTAAGTTCAGAAATAACTCTGCTTTTTTCATCCATTCTATTAGCATTCATTTTTTCATTATCAAGTCTACCAAGCTCTTCAGCTAAATTCATTCTTCCCTTATTCACTATTTACTAGCTCCTCTAGATTCATCTCTTCTAGATTTAAAACTTTGTGATTTAGTAGATTCTTTTCCTCTTCTTGATCCTAGAGATTCATCAAGTCTAGCGTTAGCGCCTTGTTTTTTTTCAGCGTTTCCGTATCTTGATTCATAGGGTCTTGTTCCATAATCGTTTCTCATAATAGTTGCTCCTTATTTTTGTTTTATCAGATTTGTTGCCTTAAGTCCATAGACGCTCGCAATGACACCTACGAAAATTGTTTGATACCAAATTGGTAAATTTCCAAAGTGCAGAAAGAATAACTCCATTTTCTCCATGTGTACAGGATTATCTGACCAGACACTCCATCCCAACATTACGATCGGAATTGACAATAAAATCAAAATAAATTCGTCTTTCCAATCTGATTGTCTAGATTCTAAAAGTTTTCCTTGGTAAGCTTCCTCACCAGCGGCCATTTTTGATGCATGCATAAGCTGTGCATCCGACATAGCCATTTTCGTTCTCTGTTTGTTAGCGTAAATTTTACTACCAGCAGAAACGGCTAATTTAATTGCCGAGATCCACATTTAGTACCACTTAGCCTTAACAGGTTTTTTGTCAGCTCTCATTGCTTTAGTTCCTCTAACAGTCACAGTTTGTGTTTCAGTACCACTAGTCATTTCGATAGTTTTACCGCCTGTTGAATAACCGTCTGGACCACAACCAAGTTCTTTTTCGATCTTGACGTCGTCGTTCATGAAAGTTGATCCTCTTTGCCAATCTTTACTCATATTTTTTCTCCTTATGTATTAATTATACTTAATTTTTTTTAAAATTTCTACCAAAATCGAATTTTTTACTTTCAATAGACATTTCTTGTTTTTCAAGCGAAGTATCTGCTCTTAAATTAGCTAAATCTTCGTTTTGTTCTAATTTTTCGTCATGATGAGTGTCATTCATCATTGCTTTCATCTTATCTATGTTTAATCTACCCTCATTATAAGAGTTTCTCTCTTGATCTGCCTTAGCTTTAATGTCTAGTTCTCTAGATTTTAGTTTAATCAATGGATCTCCACCTGCTTCACTACTAATCTTATCTTCTTCTTTAGCATAATCCATAGTTAACTCTGCAATTAGAATAGCTTTTCTAGCTTCTATTTGATTTGTAAGTTGTTCTACTTGTTGTTTCATTTGCATCACTTGTGGGTTCTGCATTGCTGCAGGATTTTGCATTAATGGTTGTAGTTGTTGTTGCATTTGTTGAATCTGTTGTAGCTCTTCAACAAATTCTATTTGAACTTGTTCTTGAGCCATTAAACTAATGTGTTCTAGTATATTTTTTTGTATTGAAGCCATTGCCATCGGATTATTTTGAATAATAGAGATAGACATAAAACTTAAATGAGCATCGATATGTGCTTTGTGATCTTGTCCACCAAATGCTTGGAAAGGTTTTGAAGACATTGCCATTATGTGTTCTAAACTTGGATCCATTGGTTGTGGTTGTTGTGGTGGAGGTAAAATTGCATTTATATCTTTTACTCCTAACGCATCATACATAGATCTATATGCTTGATATAGATTATGTAGTTGAGGATTTGATTGCGCTAGTTGTAATTGACTTTGGGCTAAAGAAATTCTTTGTGTTTGAGAAAAAATGTTAGGATCAGCTACAGGTAAAATATCAATTTTATCATCAAAGTCTGTAACCTTAACTTGTCTACTTGCACCTGGTACATCATATGGATAAACAGGTGGTAAGTAAGTTTTAAATACTTCTGCTAATAATTTAAATTCATTTTTCATACCTACGTACAATCTTTTATGTATCGCTGACATTACTCTTGAACCTCGCTCAAGAAGTGCAACTGTAGTTCCAACTGCAGCGCCTTGATTGCCATCACCAACTTGCATGTCGGCAATACTTGCGAATCTTTGTCCTGCATTAACTACTACACCCATTAATTGTAATAAAGTTTGATCTGGTCCTTTGAATGGAAGTTGCATAAACTGATCTTTAATATTTCCACCCGGAACGTCGACATCTCTAAATTCTCCAGGCTGTAATGGTTGTGCATCATCTCTCATTCTAACACCTCTGGTTTTAAAACCAGCAGGTAAGTTAGCTAAAGTTCCAGCGTCAAGAAGTTGTCTTAAGGCTACAGTTGCTGTACGTGTTAATCCACCAATCATGTGAATTAAACCTAAACCATAAAAACCTAAACCCGGTAAAAATTTAAAGTGTACAAAATAATCTTTTTTCTTTTTCAAAGGATCTTGTTCGCCGTAGTTTCTTCTAATAGATAAAACTTTTGAATTAGCTTCATCAATTGTAATTATGTAAGGTAACTTAATTCCAGTAGGTTCACCATCTTCAGGGTTCACATCTTCATGTCCTTCCAAATCTACATCAACATGCATTTCTAAAATAGTATACATATCTGCAGAACCATTCATTTGAATGCCTTCTAGTTCTCTTTCTTTTTCTTTTAATTGATCTTCCTGTACTGGCGGTTCTCCCAAATCAATGTCTCTATAGAAACCATTGATTTGTTGTTTTCGTAAATCATTTTCTGACATACGAATAACATGGATTACAGCTTCCGCATCTTCTAATGAGGTAGCAGAGTACGGCACGACTAAATCTTCAGCCGGGATAAATTTACTTACGGCTCTACCTAAAAG